ACGTAAGATGTTTAAGTATGTAGCAGACGATACCTTTGGACCCCTAAGCGTTAAAGGAACCAGCATTTTAGGCTACGATACTGTCAAAAGTCAGGGTAAAACGGTCCGCAAACCTGAACAAAAGTTACTAGAGTTTATGAAAGCGGGCAAAGTACAGTTACGTAAGTTTTTAGATGAGATAAAAGCTGTGAGTATACCTGCCAATGGTCGCATTAACAAAGACATACTCCTGCTAAAGGCTTTGTAGCCAATATTAGTAACCTGATAAATACATTATAAGGATAATACTAATATGGCTGAACAAGATCTATCACCAACATTTTTTGCTAACGGAAACCTAAGGACCGATAGCCTCTATGTGCCTGCTACGGGCACCGGGCACGGGCATGTTAAGTATGACCCAGATGGGAACTTCGGTGATGTAACCACAGTACCAGTAGACGGAACAGTACAATTAAAACGTGGTGAAATCACAGATTACATTAGATTGCGTTTAGCAGATGGTATTGTTGATGTCGAACTTGATACAGAACACTACAATTTGGCTATTGACCAAGCCGTAATTAAATATCGCCAGCGAGCTGGCAACAGTCAAGAAGAATCGTATGCGTTCTTAAAACTAAAGCCAGAAACACAAGAATATATTTTGCCTAGTACTGTTATGGATGTACGAGCCGCATACAGACGAGGTATAGGTAGTGTTACAGGTACAACAGCAAGTCAGTTCGAACCGTTTGCTAGTGGTTATCTTAACACGTATATGCTAGTAGCAGGTCGTGTGGGGGGATTATTAAGTTATGAACTGTTTGTTGACTACCAAAAGCAAGCAATGAAAATGTTTGGAGGGTATCTGAATTTTACTTACAACAAGACTACACGTAAGTTAACCCTTATTCGTAAGATACCTTTTCAAGGTACTATCCCTAGAGAAGAAGACATGGAGGATTGTTTACTTCACATATATAACTATAAGCCAGACAGCATGTTGTTAAATGACTACCAGGCTTTTCCGTGGTTACAAGAGTATGCATATAGTTTTGCTAAACGCATACTCGGCGAAGCACGTGAAAAATTTGCTACTATTGCAGGACCACAAGGCGGAACCGTTCTGAACGGTGCTAGTCTTAAAGCAGAAGCAAATGAAGAAATGGCATCTTTAGAGCAACAACTTAGAGATTATATTGATGGTAGTATTCCGTTAACTTGGGTAATTGGGTAATGAGAGCAAAAGAATTTATTAAAGAAGATCATTATAAAGGGCACGTGTCTAGTAACTTGAAATACTCTGGAGTACACGCAGTCGAACTTGGCAATGAACACTATTACGATCATTATAGGATTGGATTAGCAATGGCTGGTGCCCCGGATATTAAAACACCCAAAGCTGGCCCCACGAAAGACAATGCACATATATGGATGTATTCTGACGCAGACGAACTAATTGCCAAAACTGCTATGAAACAGCAAGGTATTAAAGGCAAGACTATGGTTCCTAAAGGCAGTAGAGAGCATCCGATTGTTAATAAACTTAGTCCTGTAGCTAAACCTAAAAAGAACAAATACGGCGTTTGATTCTTAACTTAATTGTGTTATAATCTATCTATGATTATAGGAATATGTGGATTCATTGGATCCGGCAAAGACACAGTAGCAAACTACCTAGTAGACAAACATAACTACCAACGTGACAGTTTTGCTGGCGCACTTAAAGACGCTGTAGCATCTATCTTTGGTTGGGATAGACAACTGCTCGAAGGTGCAACCCCTGAAGCACGTGAATGGCGAGAACAAGTAGACGCTTGGTGGGCAGAAAGACTAAACATGCCCGAACTTACTCCACGTTGGGTACTGCAATACTGGGGTACAGAAGTTTGTCGTAAAAGTTTCCACAATGATATATGGATTGCTAGTTTAGAACATAGGCTGTTACAGCAAGATAGCGACATAGTCATTAGCGATGTACGTTTCCCAAACGAAGTTGAAGTGATAAAGAAAGCAGGCGGAAAAGTGTGGTGGGTCCAGCGTGGAGCACTGCCAGAATGGTATCCGCAAGGTATGTTAGCCAGTAACGGCTACGAGGATGCAGTTAAACAATTAGAAGAACAAAACGTACACATAAGTGAATGGGCTTGGCTACAAACTGTGTTTGACCTAGTGCTTAACAACAACAGCACTGTAAATCATCTCTACTCTAAGATCAGTAGCCGACTTTAATCAAACTTAATACTTTCTAATTCTAAGATCGAATCGTAACTTATTATTTGTTCTAACAAGTCTATATTCTCAACTTTCCCTACAACCGGGAATCCTATATACGATTTAATTTTTTCAATACCATGTTGATCTACAAATTTAGGATCATGTTGCTGAAACTTTTCTATTAGTTGATCTTCTTCATTGAACTTATCAGTAGACACTGTAATTAAGTTAATACCAGGTTTAGCAACATCATGAAACTTACAAGTCTGGCTTATGTTGGTAAAATCCTTCTCGGTGTATACTTGTAAAGGACCATGTCCAACGTAAGGGTTTTGTAGTCTAAGATCTCCAATATCCAATTTGGACTTAAACTTGTAGTCTTCTAGTGCAAAGCCGCTGTCGTTGTACCATTCTATCTGCATCCAACCTATCCTACTAGGCGTAACATTATCCTGTAATATATGTAAACCGTAATGCAAATCGTGTATAACATGATCCAGATCTGCAGGGATACTGTCAAATCCATCTACTAGCAGTTGTTCTATATCTTTGTGTAATTGTGTTGTGTTTTCAAGGGTAAGCTCGTTAACATCCCAGTTCCAACGGAAGTGATTGTTTGCTTGTTCTGCCAAACTACTTAGGTACTGTCTTGTAAATTTAGGTCGATCTCGATATACAGGAAATGACTGTTGATAATTTGACTTAACTAAACTGTAATACCTTGCACCAACATCGCTGTCATCAATGTTACAGATCAGCTGGTTGAAGTTTTTAAATTTTATTAAGAATTTCATATATCGTCTTTGATGGAACTTTCGACCCAGGAGTTTGTAGTCTGTTGTAGTTCTATCCTACAGTTAGCACATACGCTTCTTAGATTAACCCAATTGTTATTTTTTAAATTACCATCTACATAAAAAACAAACATCTGTTGTTTGTGTTTGGCTTTGAATCCGCATCGTTCGCAAGTTAATTTTTTCTTATAGCCAGCACGTAGCCAGGCGGCAACCTGTTTTCCCCTTTTGCCTTGTCGAGCACAACCGGAACACTGTTTTCTATAACGGACTTTGCCTTTAGAATAGTAGTTTATTGCCACTGGATTGCCGTGACATGTGGGACATAAAGGACGTTGCATGCTAGTATTTATAAGCAAACCTTTCGAAAGGCATCTAAACGACCTAAAATCTATAGTGTTATTATAAATATAACAAAGTTTCTTAAAAAGGAAAAGAACATGGCATTAGTATCCCCAGGAGTAGAAATTACCGTAACAGACGAAAGTCAATACGTTCCAGGTGCAGTCGGAACTGTACCACTTATTATAATGGCCACAGCCCAGGACAAAACAAATCCCTCAGGCACAACAGCCGCAGACACAACAGCCGCTAGAGCAAATAAGTTATTGACTTATAATAGCCAAAGAGAACTTATTGCCGCAATGGGATATCCCAGCTTTAAGCAAAGCGCCGCAGGCACACCATTGCATGGTGACGAGAGAAATGAATATGGCTTAATGGCAGCTTATAGCGCATTGGGTAATGTAAACAAAATTTTTGCTATTAGAGCAAATGTTGACTTAGATCAACTAGCACCAACAGCAGTTCGCCCAACAGGCGCAGTAGCAAACAACACACATTGGTTAGATTTGAGTGTAAGTGCATGGGGCATTTATTCATGGAATGCTAGTACAAATGCATTTACAAATAATACTCCGTTGCTGATCACAAGCACAGCTGATCAAACACTAGTGAGTAGCATCTATGTACCTAAAGCAAGCATTGGACAAATTGGTCAGTATGCTGTATCATTTGGCACAGGAAGCAGTGCTAACTTGTTCCTTAAAGCTGGTGGAGATTTACCAACAGGTGATGCAAAGTACAACACATGGGTACGTATAGGAACAGATGATTGGGCAACTAGTATTGCTACAATCCAAGGTACAGCAAGTTCACCAAATATCCCTGCAAGCACTCCAGCCGCTACAGTTACTATTAACGGTGATACAGTTACTATTGGTAATACTGGTGCTGGTAGAACACTGGACCAAGTTGTTAGCTCAATCAACACTGCCGCAGTTACTGGTGTTACAGCTTCTAATGTAGGCAACAAGTTGTACTTGTATGCTTCAAGCCTAGCAACTAGTGATGGATCAACAGTAGACGGAAAGATTGCAATTGCTAACGGATCAGGAACTCCATTAACAACATTGGGCATTACAGCAGGAACATACGCTAACCCACTATTGCTTTACGGTAGCTTTGCCGCATATCCAAGTTGGAGAAGCACAGACACAACACCACGTCCGACAGGTTCAGTATTTGCTAAACTTGGTGCAACTGGTTCAGGTGCTGATTTGACTATTAAAAAGTACAGCACAACCACAGATATATTCACTACACAGGCTGCTCCTTTCTACAACAGAGCAGAAAATGCACTTTATGGTTTAGATCCAGCTGGTGGCGGTAATGGTATTGCCGCTGGTACACTTTGGGTTGCTTATGATCCACTACGTACAAGCACAGGTGGTTACAAGCCATTTAGTCGTAGAGTAGCAGGACAAACAGTAGTTAGTGGTACTGCAACAGCCGCAAATCCATTTACTGCTAGTGAGCAACTTAAAATTGGTGTTACCAGTATTGGCTCAGCAGTGATTACAGAGTACACAGTAGTATTGTCAGGTACATCACCAGCACTTTTTGTAAGCGACATACTAGCACTTAACATTCCAGAGCTAGACATTAGTGTAAGTAGTACAAATGTTATTACTTTCACTCATATCTATGGTGGTGACATTTATCTAACAGATGTTTCAGGTACACCAACAGCAGATGCAGGTTTCTCGAGTAGCACAACAGGAACTATATTGTACGCTGGCAGTGTTCTTGCATTGACTAACTGGGAAGCACTAACATACACATACAGCACCACTGCTCCATACCAAGCACCAGCAGACGGCACACTTTGGTACTATAGTGACGCTGCCGCAGTTGATATTATGATTGCTGATATCGGTGGCTGGAAAGGCTACAAGAGCAGTTACTATGACGGGTCAACAACAGATGCACGTGGTTTTAATTTAAGTCTGACAGATGCAAACGGTGTGCAAGTTAGTGCAACCGAGCCAACATTCCAAAGCGATGGTGTAACTTCACTCAAAGCAGGTGATTTGTGGTTAGACAGCAGTGATTTAGAAAACTATCCAAAACTTTATCGCTACAGTGGTACTGCTTTTGTATTAATTGACAACACAGACCAAACAAGTCAGAATGGTATCGTGTTTGCAGATGCACGTTGGGATACAGATGGTACTACAGACATTATCACAGGCGCTCTACCATCAATTACAAGTTTGTTAGCAAGTGATTATATTGACCAAGACGCACCGGACTATAGACTTTTCCCACGTGGTACACTTTTGTGGAACATGCGTAGAGGTGGATACAACATTAAACAGTACGTAAATGATAAGTTTAACGCAACTGCATTCCCAACTTTGCCAGCAGTTCCAGGCGCGGGTAGCAGTTTACCAACTGTAAAGAACACATGGCAAACACAAAGTGGATTACAAACTAGTGGTGCTATGAATGCAGGACGTAAAGCACAAAGACAATCAATTGTAGCCGCAATGCAAAGTGCAGTAACAGCAAATACTGAAGTGCGTGAAGATCAATATAGTTTTAATATTATTGCCGCACCAGGGTATGAAGAAGTAATTGATGAAATGGTAGCTCTTAATAACGATCGCAAGAATACAGCGTTTGTTATTGGTGATACCCCGTTACGCCTAGCACCAACTGCTACTGACATTGCTGCCTGGAGTAATAATACTAACGGAGACGGACTATCAACTAGTGATCCGTACTTAGGTGTGTATTATCCAGCAGGTCTGACTTCAGACTTACAAGGCAACGCTATTGTTGTCCCATCAAGTCATATGGCACTGCGCACAATGATCTTTAACGATAATGTTGCGTATCAGTGGTTTGCACCAGCAGGTACAAGACGAGGTCTAGTAGACAATGCTTCTAGTGTTGGTTATATTAACTCAACAACAGGAGAGTTTGAAACTAACAGTATTAGAGTAGGACTACGCGATACACTGTACGAAAACAAGATCAACCCAATTACTAATTTGCCAGGCATTGGCTTAGTTGTATTTGGACAGAAGACTCGTAATCCAACCGCAAGTAGTTTGGATCGTATTAACGTAGCACGTTTAGTTAACTTTATACGAACATCACTTGCAAGAGTTGGAGATGGATTCTTGTTTGAACCAAACGATAAAATAACAAGAGATCAAATCTCAAATATTATTAGTGGCTCACTAAATGATTTAGTTTCTAAACGTGGTCTTTTTGACTACTTGGTAGTTTGCGATAATTCAAACAATACTCCGACACGTATTGCACGTAACGAGTTGTATGTTGATATTGCTATTGAACCAATGAAGGCAGTTGAATTTATCTTCATTCCAATTAGACTAAAAAATCCAGGTGATATAGCCGCAGGAACTTTATAATAGTAGTACTTAATAGAGCCTCCGGGCTCCGTTAACACAATGGGTATTTTCGATAAATACTTATAACAGGAGAACATAATATGGCAATATCGTCATTAAACAGATTTACAGTACCTTTGAGTACAGACCAGAGTGCAAGTACTCAAGGTTTGTTAATGCCAAAGATGAAATACCGCTTCCGGGCGATATTTGAAAACTTTGGTGTTAGTAGCGAAAAAGTAGAGCTCACAAAACAAGTAGTAAGTATTGCCAGACCAAATCTTAACTTTGACCCAATTACACTTGATGTGTATAACAGTAAAGTTAAGTTAATAGGTAAACCAAACTGGCAGGACATCACAGTTGCATTGCGTGATGATGCTGGCGGGAATGTTAGCAAACTTGTTGGAGAACAAATTCAGAAACAATTCGACTTTGCAGAACAAGCATCAGCAAGTTCAGGTATTGATTACAAATTTGTTCTTAAGTTCGAAATGCTGGATGGTGGTAACGGAGCCAATGAAGCTAATGTTTTGGAAACGTGGGAACTATATGGTGCATTGGTAAGCCAAGTAAACTATGGTGACATGGACTACAGTTCAAATGATCCTGCACAAATTGATTTAACAATTATGTATGATAACGCAGTCCAGACACCAACTGGTACAGGCGTAGGATCAGCAGTAGGAAGAACTTTAGGTACACTAGTTACAGGTGGTGGTTAATATTTAAATTAGGCACTAAGACAATACCCGGACAAAAAATCCGGGTATTTTTTTGGGATAAATACCATATAAGGCTCTATATATGGCAAACATTTTTGACGGATTTTTAAGACAACTAGGTACTGGCGATACAGTAAAAGACTACAAACACGCCAGTAGACTAATGGTCACTGACAACTATAGGTTGTCTCCTAAGTATACATGGCTATATCATGTATTTTTTGACTTTGCTAGTACAGCATCGTACGCTAGGACCAAGCAACTAGAAACTGGGATGTTGGTTAAAGCAGTTACTTTGCCACGATACACAGTTGATAATACAGAATTAAATAGTTACAATAGAAAAGACATTGTTCAAACAAAATTACGTTATCCTTCAATTGATATTGAATTTCATGACGATTCAGCAGATGTAGTTAGACACTTTTGGTTTGACTACTTAACACATTACTATCGCGACACAGATTTAGGTTACAAGTCATCTTCGGGATCTGAATCGGGCGAAGTAAACAGTACCTATTATAGAAACTCCAAGTATAGACCGAGGGTAGAGGGCGGAGAAGTTTTTGTGCCTGGTTTATCAGAAGGCTCAACAGGGTTAAATGACTTTGGTTATGCCCCGAGAGGCACGTCATTTGGTACACCACAATACTTAAATGCCATCAGAGTGTATAGCTTACATCAAAAAAGATTCAGTGAATACACGTTAATTAACCCTATAATTACAAAATTTGAACACGGTAATCATGATGCTAGTCAAAATGCTACATTAAGTCATAGGATGACAGTTGACTTCACAACAGTCTTGTACGCAACAGGAGACGTCAATCCCTCAACAGTAATTGGCTTTGGTGAGTTACATTATGACAAGTCGCCAAGTCCACTCACACCGCAAGGCGGCGGGGTAGAAAGTATATTAGGCCCAGGAGGTTTTGTTAACGCAATTGATACAATACTGTCTGAAAGTGGCATAGGTGGGGCCAGGGGAACAAATGCCGCTGGCGTAGGTAGTGCATTGTTTACCGCGTTTAGAACTTTTCAAAATCTAGAAACTAATAATACAGATCTTAAAGGACTTGCTGAAACAGAGCTAACACAACAAATTAAAAGCATATTAAGTGGTCAAGACCCAAGGAATACTGTGTTTGTACCAAACAATAGTTCTGTAGAATTTAATGATGCACAAACACAAATTAAACTAGACAATCCAACGGCAAAACAGAGCAACCCTGGATCTAACAATTTAATAAGCAACGGCATATCATTGGGTGCAATTCCAGATATATTCCAGTCGGTGACTTCACCGATAACAGGAACTCCAGGATTTGGTGCTAGTTTCCCCTTCATAGAAAGTCTTTCTTCATTGAATGGTGACATTGCTGGTACAACTAATCTTAATAACGTTTTAGATTTAGCAAAAGATGCAGGCGGATCCACAGTATCTGCAACTGACCAATCAACTACACCAGTTAACAGTGGATTCTTTGGTAGAATAGCATCTATAGGACAGAATTTAGCTAGTGATGCGCAAGCACTGTTTAGCCAACAAAGTAGAGCCGCCAGCGGCACGACCAAGATAACACCCCAAAGTCTAAACGATACAACGTTTACTACAGGCACAAACACTGTAACAAATGGCATTAATGCACTCAAGCGTACTCCTTTTGGAGATAGACTAGTTGCATCAACAGGACCTAACACCACACAAGATTTGCAGTCAATGATAGAACTAGCAGGAGAGCAAGGACAAAAATTTGTTGAAACAGGTAATATTGATGATCTAGTTCCACCTGGAATTAGATTTGGTAGAAACACCAACCCAGGAAAACCCACATAATGACAATATCCAATAGTGCCATATTTTCTTCTTCAATTTTTGGAGAAAGTACTAGTAATACTGCGTCTGAGTTAACTTCTATAGACACAACTACGCAAGAGAACTATTTTGCACAAGGCACTGCTTATAAGATTGAAAGCAAACTTCCATCAGTACCGAGTAATCAGCGTGTTGCAAAGGATAATTAATGCCAAATTTGGTTAAGACAAAAAATAATCCCACAAACCTAGGATCAGTTAATCTGAATGCTATTGTCCAAAAAGACATACAAAAGTATTTTAATAATTTTACAGAAATTCCTGTAGAAGTAAGCAGTAACGTTGATTCTGCTATAGTTGGTTTCTTTGAAACTGTTACTGCTGACAAACAATCTGCTAGGGCTTTAGCCAGTGCTGTAATTTATACAAGTGTAAAGCAAGGTTTGAATCCAATGGAGACATTGCAGGAATTCCAAAAAATCCCTATAGGTGACTTAGATGCCTACACTGCAATGTTTTTAAACTTCGACCGTGTAGGAACCAGTTTCTTGGGAATAAAAAATGCACCAACCATTAACAAATACGTACAACGATCAATATTGCCATGAGCTCCAAGTACCATAATGGATTTTATCAAGTAAAGAATACATCAAAATATGTAGGAAACAAAACACCACAGTTTAGAAGCGGATGGGAACATGTGTTCATGCGCTTCTGTGATGAGAATCCTGCTATACTACAGTGGGCAAGCGAATCGATACGTATTCCTTATAGAAATCCTTTTACTAACAAAAACACAGTATACGTTCCTGACTTCATGGTTGTGTATGTAAAGAAGAATGGCGAGAAACATGCAGAACTAATTGAAGTCAAGCCAAACAAAGAAACTTCGTTGGATGAAGCAAAAAGTCCAAGGGATCAAGCCGCGGCAGTGCTAAACATGCACAAGTGGCAAGCGGCTCAAGCATGGTGTGATCAACACGGCCTAAAGTTCCGTATAGTAACTGAACATGATATCTTCCACCAGGGCAAAGCACGGTAAATACGTGCATGACTAAGAAACTAGAAAACTTATTTGACTTGCCTGCTGATCTTGGACCAGGATCCAGCGACAGCAGTTTTAAAATACTGCACGACACTGAAGTAAGCCTGCAGGCCAAACAAGAAATACAAGAGCAGAGAAACATTATTGCACAAGTAGATGATGCAATAGACAAGATTGACATTGCACTGCCCACAGTCAGAGACCTAGAAGCCAGCGATCAAGAAATGGACGATCTTGCTACATTGGCCAAAGACAAGTTTGAGGATTTGATGGAACTGGGTATGAACATGGATCCCCGTTTTGGTGGACAAGTGTTTCAAACAGCAGGCACATTATTAGGTCATGCTATCACTGCTAAAACTGCAAAGATGGATAAGAAGTTGCGCATGGTGCAGTTGCAGTTGCAAAAAGCAAAGCTGGATCATCAGACCAGCAAAGATGCACCAGAAGACACAGCAGTAGACGGCCAAGGCGTTGTGTTAGATCGTAATGCACTGCTAGATCAGATTTTGCAAAACAGCAAGAAGTAATAAATATACTATAAACAGGACGAATACCAATGAAAAGTCTAAACGAATATATAGCCTCTCTTAACACAACATATACTTTCCGTGTTAAGATGGCAAAACAAGATCCAAGCAAAATGATGGAGCAGATTAAAAGTGCTCTTGACACCTACGAGTTAGTAAGTGTTAGCAAGCCAAAGAGCATGCCTGTAATGGAGCATCAGGAATTTCCAAGATGGGGTGCATGTGAGTGCTGGCAGTTTGATGTAGAAGTTGCTTACCCAACAACCACTGTGCAGATTGAACAGATGCTACGAGAACGTGCTGGTATGAGCCCAGACTATGTTTGCGTACAAACCAAAGACACTGCTGAGTTGACTCAGGCCGCAGAAGAAGCTGGTAAAGGTCACGAAGGTGCATTGTTGACAGATGATTCAATTATGGTGAATCCTGGCGCACAGGAGTTGGTTGGACAAACACGCATAGACAGCATGTTGAAAGACCTACAAAAGCACTCAGTGCCAGTTGCTGAAAAAACAGCCGCAGGCAAAACAACCAACGATGTACCACAGGGAACAACAAGCCCGATGGGCAGTTAAAAGGATATTAAGGATAATACAATGACTGACAGACAAATGCTAGATATACTATCAACTTTTTCGCAAGCAACAGACGAATCAAAGCCACTTACAGAAGGCAAGCGCACAGTAACCGCAGATACAGCAATGGCTGATATCTTAGGAAAGTTACAACAATTAAACGAAAGCGCACAGCCAGTTACCGAAGGTAAGATGAAAGAACTGCTCGGCGATATTGACGAACTAACTAGCGACGAGTTCAGTGACAAGTACAGCATGTCCAAAGCAGAAGCAAAAGCAAAGTTCAACTTTGGAGATGAAGAAGTTAACGAAGGTGCTGAAGGCAAAATGCCATCAAAGAAGCATGTTATGGACATGTGCAAAGATGGAATGACTAAGAAAGAAATCTGCGATATGCATCCTGACTGCGATCAAGGCAAGCTAAAAGCTATGATTGATGATTGCAAGGAAGAAATGAAAGACTCTGAGGAAGAGATGGACGAGTCTAGTTGCGGTACAAAAAAGAAACGCACGAACGAAAGTGCCATTGCTGAAGGTGTTGCACAGATCGAACAAAGACTACTTAAAGAGTTTGCTGAATTTGCAGAAGCAAAGCAAGAGCTTGAAGAAGAGCCAAATGAAGGCAACGAATTTTCGGGTGCGTTAGCACAGGCCAAAAAAGATGGCAAAGACAAATTCAAGGTTGGCGGCAAAGAGTATGATGTTAACGAAGACTTTGACGCAGGTGCACCAGTTGGCTCTAAGAAGAAAACCAAGCACGGTACACTAGAAAAGACTGCCAAAGGTGTAAAGCACACACGTGATTACAAGCCAGATTATTTAGATTTAGATGGTGACGGTGACAAAAAAGAGCCAATGAAGAAAGCCGCCAAAGACAAAAAAGCAAAAGAAAACAAGTAAGGCAACATACGATGCGTATACAGGAACTTACTGAAGAACGTGAACAACTCAATGAGTGGGTTCCTATTGCTATATGGGGAGGGCGCATACTATATACTGCTCTTGGTAGGCTAGGAGCAAAACAGTTTATCAAAAAGTATGGTAAAAAATCATACGATTGGGTTCAAAAACAAACGAAAAAACCTGACCCTGTAAAACCTGACTCTGTAAAACCTGATCTTAAAGTAGTAGATAAATTACCAAAAGGTGTTGAGAAGTCTGCAAAACAGGCAGCTGACGATGTAGGACAACAGGTTGAGATACAAGGCAATGTTGTTAGAGTAATTAAACAGGCTCCCAAATCAAAGACCAAACCTGATCTTAAAGTAGTTCCTAAGAAAGAGGTAATACCAAAGGTTACAAGAAAGCCACAACCCAAGCCACAACCCAAGCCACAACCCAAGCCACAACCCAAGCCACAACCCAAGCCACAACCCAAGCCACAACCTAATAAAGTTTCTAAATTAGGCCCTGCAGTGATACCTCCAGTAATTCCACAACCAGACCCAGGGCCTGAACCTGATGTACAGCCTACACCAAGTGCGCCACCTACACGGACACGATCAGAGCCAGAACGTAGGCCACAATCTAGGCCACAATCTGGTTCATCTTCAACACCTGCGCCTAAGCCAAACATAGTGCCTGTGGTGCCAGAGCCAGAGCCCAAGCCAGAGCCTGAGCCAAACAAGCCCGAGCGCATTACCCCGGTTATCGTGCCACCAGTTGGTGACACGGATACGGGAGTTGATCTCTATGGATGGATGGCTAATCGAGGTTCGTATTATGA